ATATTGTCACTACAGCACATCTCCTTGATATCTCTTGGATAGAGGTGTTGCGGATGTTGGAGAAACTCAGCAAGGTCAAAGGCTTCGAGGAAGCTGTCGACACTGCGGTACGCGAAGAGGTTTCGTTTGTTCTTTATGAGGAAATGCACAATGAGTAACACCACACCAACTGAGGTTATGGTCGAGGCCATTAATTTTTACCGTCATGGTGGTCCTTATGATCGTGGACGCGCCGATAGCTACTATCAGCGACCATTCCGTCCCCACTACTTTGTTGGTAACACTCACATGAGTGAAGAGATCGGTCAAGACCGTATGACACTCGAAGAGTGCAAACAATATATTTGCGGTTGGCGGGACAATCAAGCTGCTGGCAATTTTAAGGAGTACGAATAATGGGCTTTTTTAGCGAACTTGATATTGAAATCAATGATATGGTTTCATCTGGCGCAACTCGAGATGAGGTGCTGGCAAAGTATCCGTTCTTATCTGAACGAGAACTCGATATGTACTTTGGCCAAGAGTTTGACCACAGCATTCTCGATGGGGATGTGGTTAGTTACGATGACCTCGTAAACGAACCGGAGTGGTTAGGAGATGAACATTACTAAGAGCCAACGTAAGCGTACACTCGACACTCGTCGTCTGTACAAGTTTGAGAAGGAATGGTTCCGTGGTGAGCCAAACCTTCCGATGAAGGTACTACAGGATCTTGCATATGATATTTGGAAAGAAGCTGGACATACTGGTCACTACTATGGTGACAAAGTTAAGCCAATGCCTGCTGTTGTGGCCGGTAAAGGAATTAGGTATAATGGCAGGTATTATTCTTATTGCGATGGCGAACGTATAGAACTTGCTCGCGGTGAGCGTAAGAAGTATGTCTTGATCCATGAGATGGTTCATGCCCTTGGTTATGATGACCATGATGAAGAATTTGTTGACAAATACTTCGAATTGTTGGATTATTATAAGGTAAGTAGCAAGCGTGATCTCCGTGAGATTGGTGTAACGTATGGTCTACTAGAAGAACCTGATGCGGACATTTGGTAATGGTTAACAGTATATTTAATGAGTTGGCTGCAACATCTTCTCGTCTTGAGAAAGAGGCTATTCTAACTGCCAACAAGAACAACCGAGTGCTGAAGCAGGCATGTTTCTTAGCACTTGACCCATTCACTAACTTTTACATTAGGAAGATTCCGAAGTATAAGACAGGAATTGGTCCCTATACAACTTTGCAGCATGCTCTTGATAGGTTGCTTGCTCTCTCGATGAGACAGGTAACTGGCAATGCTGCAATCGAATTCTTAACAAAGGTGTTAGAAGAACTTGAGCCAGAAGATGCAAAGGTTGTCGAGCGAGTAATCGAAAAGGATCTTCGCTGTGGAGTATCTGAGGCTACGGTCAATAAGATTTGGCCTGACCTTGTTCCGACATATCCTTGTATGTTGGCTTCTGGTTATGATGAGAAGCTTGTTAGTAAGATTACATGGCCAGCTAACGTCCAGCTGAAGTTGGATGGTATGAGGTTCAATGCTATCGTTAAGAGGGGGACTGTTGAATTTCGTTCCCGGAATGGTAAGTTGTTGAACCTTCTTGGTCAACTTGAACAAGAGTTCTTGGCTATTGCTGGCAACGATGAAGTTGTCTTTGATGGTGAACTTAATGTCATGGATACTGACTCGATGCAGTTCATGGCAAGACAGATTGGTAATGGGATCTTATCAAAGGCTCAGAAGGGCACATTGACACTTGGCGATGCTACTCTGATCCATGCTACTGTTTGGGATTGGATTCCATATGCTAACTTCTTAACTGGCACTTGTACTATGCCATACCGCATGCGTCTGAACTCATTGTTCGCTTCTATGGATAACGCTAACTTCGAGAAGGATCAATTTAAGGTTGGTAAGGTTCATAAGGTTTGGAATAAAAATGTTAATAACATTCAACAGGCTCAAGAGGTATTTGAAGAAATGCTAACACAAGGACAAGAAGGTATTATTTTAAAAGACCTGGTCGCTCAATGGGAGGACAAGCGGGCTAAACATCAGATCAAGTTCAAAGGTGAACTCGAGTGCGACTTGGTTTGCGTCGACTGGGTCGAGGGCACTGGTAAGAATGCCGGTCGCTTAGGTGCCCTGGTTCTTGAGTCTTCCGACGGTGCGATTAAGGTAAACGTCGGCACTGGATTTACTGACCACGATAGAGACCGTATCAGTAACAAAGTTATTGGTAAGGTCATTGCTATCAAGTATAATGGTCGTATTGTAGATACTAGATCTGGTGTTAGCAGTTTGTTCCTCCCAGTCTTCATCGAAGTAAGAAACGATAAGGACAAGGCTGATCATTCGAAGAGTATTAAATAACTGTTGTGTTTCTTGTATACATATAGTATAGTGATAAATATTTCTATTTGAGGTATTGAAGTGTCTAACGAAAAGATGTTAAACCTTGCCCTGACTGTAGATGAACTAAACTTAGTTCTATCTGCCTTAGCAGAACTTCCAGCTAAAGTTTCTATGAACTTGATTAGTAAGGTTACTGCCCAGGCTCAGCAGCAGCTTCAAGCCCAACCTTCTGAAGAGGTTAAGAATGGCTAATAGAAGCGACTTCCAATCTGATTTTCCTCGCCAGCTCAAGCGTATGCTTGCTATGGAGGAGGCTCTTGGCTGGGTTAAAGATAAGAACGAACGTGGCGAGCTTAAACGTATCTGGTTGAAGGCTCACGCCCACCATCGTGATTATTACAATAAGCGTGGTGCAATGGCTGTTGGCCAGAACATCTCAATGGAAGAAAGTTCTGAATGAACACAATCGACTACTTCGGCAAAGAGTTAGTACTAAGGCCTATCAATAAGGTCCGCGTTCGCTTCCAAGACGGAAAGTGGAATGTGGAGTACCGTGCCAAGAAGTGGTTCTTCAATTTCTGGAACGTAGAAGGACAGTATCGTGACTTTGTTGATGCTAAACAAAAGGCAGAGACTCTAAAGGCGCAAGGTGGTTTCTTTTCGCTCCAGGATGTTGTGCTAGAGATGGATGTCAATACGGATGTTGTTGAAGACCCTGTTGCTGATTCCTTCACTCAATACACGACAAGCGAGCAAGCTGAGCCTCCTAAGAAGGGTTGGTTTGCTCGAATATTTTCAAGGTCCTAAACAAAAGGGCCTATAGCATAACGGTTAATGCAGAGGACTCATAATCCTTTGACTCTAGGTTCAAATCCTAGTGGGCCCACCAATTTAATATTATGGATTCAAGACAACAAACATTACAATACTTAATGCTAGAGGCAAGTGAACTATCTAAGGTTTGCGCTGAAGCACTAATGGCTATCCATAAGACAAAGGCAGATGCCAAGGTTGAATTGCAGGTAGCATGTCTACTAAACGCAATCAAAGAAGGTACAGAGCAGCTAAAGTTTGATGAAAACAGAATGATGGCTGCTGTTGAGAAAGAACAATTGAGGCGGGAGAAAGAATTATGATGGAAGATAAGGATACGAAGTCTTACTTTACCTTCAACTTCATGTCTGATGGTAAAGAAGTTACTTTAAACTTCAATAAGCAAGATCCGAGGGTGCCAGAAGTGCTTGAGGAGTTTATGAACTTCTTGAGAGCTACTGGCTATTGCTTTGACATCGATGACTACTTTGATGTTGCGAACGATTTCAAGACTCCAGATATTGAATATCCCAACAACACGAGTGATGAAGAGGCTGAGGCCAAGGCTTATCAGCAGGCCTTTGGATTCGAAACTCCTGTTCCAAACGAATGGGTAGAGTATGATGCAAATGGTAAAGAGCAACACTTCAGCTCTATTCCAGATTTAAATTATAAGCCAGAGGATTATTAATATGCCAGCTAAAACAGGTATCAAAGGTTACGGTAAGGGCCGTGCTAAGCTAGGTTCTAAGAAGCGTAAGGCTCGCCGTAAGAAGCAGTGACAAAAGTAAATTCAGTTACACCCAAGTATGATATTACTTGGTATGTGAAGTGGATCGCCAGCCTAATTACCTTAGTTGGTATTACAGTAAGGGCTAGTGGTCTTATTCAATTCCAATGGATTGATCTTGTCTGTAGCTGGATTGGTGCTTGCGGCTGGTTCTTTGTTGGATTCAAATGGAATGATAGAGCGCTAATGATTCTCAATGGTGTCATTGGCGTTGTTTTGTTTGGTGGAATACTAAAAGTAATATTCACATGAAAATTTACATGGGCCGTTATCCCAAGAACGGAAGCGACAGAAAGATTCGTGTCCAGATTGATAAGTGGGACACGTGGAATATGGACGATACGCTAGCGCATATTATCCTTCCTATGCTTATTCAGCTAAAGCAATCAACGCATGGGGCCCCTCATGTTGATGATAGCGATGTTCCTGATAACCTTAAATCAACTAGTGCTCCACCAAAAGAGAATGACTGGGATGTTGATGCATTCCATTTCGATCGTTGGAACTATGTTCTCGACGAAATGATTTGGGCATTTGGTCAGAAGATTACTGACTGGGAAGATCAGTACCACTCTGGTAAGGCTGATTACCTACATCAGGCCTACGATGACAACGACCAAAAGATTGGTGAACCCTATAAGTGGCCTGACAAGGGTCCAAAGGGCTTCAAGTATAGTCAGCTGATTCCTGGCCCAAACCACACATTCAAGATGGATATGGAAGGTTTCAAGGCTCACGATGCCCGTATGAAGAATGGCTTCTTGCTATTTGGTAAGTACTATAACGGATTGTGGGATTAATATGAGACGCCAATGGCGGTGTGTCGATAAGAACAACCATTACTACTTTCAGACCCATGATGGTAGAATAATTGGTCAAGTGTATAACCTTGCCTATACAATTGTCTGGGGTGCAAAGATTCCTATCAATGCAACAGATGAATTGATTGTTGGTCAGTACATTGAGCAAGAGTATGCCAAGAAGGCAATTGAAGAGTATTGGGAAGAGAAGGACCGTACGTTTGACGTTCATTATGAAAGAGATAAACTGCTTACTACAAATCCTCAGGATGAGTAATTTGTATGGGACTAGACCCCAGGATATATAAAAAATTTATAACTGAGGATGAGCGGCTAAGCCTTTTACATCACGCTACCGACATGGAACTTTTTATTAACCACATTAAGGCACCATACGGTACTCGCAACTACAGAAGGATTGACGGTTCACCTCTTGCAAATGACTTAGTCAACCAATTATTTAATAGAATAGCTAACACCATTGGAATTGAAGTTCCTGTCATTGACCCAATGCTTGGTCAGATAGTTAGCGTAATAAAGCCTGGCGGATTTATTCATCTACATAGAGACCTTTACCCAAAGACTGAACACAAAAATAACCATAACCTAAGATTCAATATAATGGTTGACAGGGGCGACGATATCAGTTATAATCCTATTATAGATGGTAAAGTATATGAAGTTGGTAAATGTGATGGTTGGGTATTCAATGCTACAAAACTTGAACACAAAACTGCCATTATCAAAGGCCCTGAGAATAGAGTTGTGTACCAGTTTGGATTTATGATATGAACATTTTCATAGTTGACCGTAATCCAACCATAGCGGCTGAAATGCTATGTGACCAGCATGTTGTTAAGATGGTCACCGAAAGCGCTCAGATGCTATCTACTTGCCATAGAGTGTTAGATGGCAAGATGGAGATTGCTCCTTCTGTATCTGGTAAGAGGAATGTTCCTCGTTACCGTTTGGATGATGATCGTGATGGAGTTCTCTACCATGCTGTCCACTTTAAGCATCCGTGTAACATTTGGATTAGAGAAGACCTCATTCACTATGAGTGGTTAATGACCCATACTCTTGTTCTCAATCACGAGTATACAAAGCGGTATAAAAAGACTCATGCCTGCCATAGTATACTTGAATATTTGATTGGTGTTGGTGCTCCTAAGAACATTCCCAACCATACAATCGGTAAAAGATTATTTGGTAACCATTCATTTGTCCAGGCAATGCCTGATCAATATAAAGACGCAGACCCAGTAAAAGCTTATAGAAATTTTTATATCGGCAGCAAGTCTAAGTTTGCTCGCTGGCGATTCACAACCCCTCCTAAGTGGTATACAGATGCAACTACAAAGCGCGTACGAAGCGTATCAACTTTACGTAGCGATCAAGAATCACTTCCACACTAGTTACGACTTTTTTAAATACAATGGCAAAGTCAAAGTTCAGTTCACTGCTTTTGAAGTTCGCAAGGACAAGTATTTCTTTTCGAAGCTTCAGAAACATAGTGATCCTATTGGTCTTCTTGTATCTAATTTTGTCGACGATCCTAACGCTTGGATTGGTGACATTGTTAATGCCGAGATGAGTGAGGATGTCTATCTTCGTTGGAAGAAGAGACAAGACTCTATCACATACACCTACCATGAAGATGTGAAGAAGTTATCTAACGATATAGATGAATCGTTAAGGGTAGTCAATGGCCAGCATCCAAGGCTACTAAAACTTCTTATTGGGACTACTATTTATCCAGAAACCGTAATCTTGCTAAATTCCCAATTGAACTTCTTTCCTTATTGGGAAGAGGAGATCATAGATCCGGCTATCTGGCCAACCGAGCATAACAAACTTCTGAAGTACAAACCGTTTGTTAAATACGACAAACAAAAGATAAAGAAAATAACTGTTGACTATTTTGGCATTTAGAGTTATTATAAATAGTGTATATTATGTTTATTTGTGAACAAACTAATACACTATACATTCAATACGGAGATACAATTATATGGCAAGTTCATTCGATCAATTAAAGCGCTCCCGTAAGACCGACTTCGACAAGTTGGCTGATACGGTAAAGAAGCTAAACGACAAGCAGGGTGGTGGTAACGAAGACAATCGTTTCTGGCAGCCTGGTGTTGACCAAGCAGGTAACGGCTTTGCCGTCATTCGATTCCTTCCTGCTCCTGCTGGTGAAGACAATCCTTTCGTCCGCGTGTTCTCTCATGGCTTCCAGGGTCCTGGTGGCTGGTTCATTGAGAACTGCCCAACTACACTTAACGAGAAGTGTCCTGCCTGTGAGGAAAACACTAAGCTCTGGAACAGTGGTATAGAAGCAAACAAGAAGATTGTTTCTGCTCGTAAGCGTAAGCTTAATTTTATCTCAAACATATATGTTGTTCGTGATCCAGCTAACCCTACTAATGAAGGTAAGGTATTCTTGTTTAAGTATGGCAAGAAGATTTATGATAAGATCAACAACGCCATGTACCCAGAGTTCGAAGATGAGAAGTCTGTCAACCCATTTGATATGTGGGAAGGTGCTGACTTCAAGTTAAAGATTCGTAAGGTTGAAGGCTATCGTAACTACGATAAGTCGGAGTTTGATTCAGCTGCTCCTTTACTTGACGATGATAGTAAGTTAGAGAAACTCTGGCAATCAGAACACTCTCTTGCTCAATTCACTGACAAGAAGGAATTCAAGAACTATAACGACTTGAGTGCTCGTTTGGCTAAGGCTCTTGGACAAAGTGCTCCAGCCGGCCGAGCTGTTGAAATGGAAGAGGAGGATGTGGAAGAGGTTGCCGCATACCGTCCTAAGGCTGCTCCTGCCAAAGCACAAAAGGAGAGTTGGAATTCTGATGATGAGGCATTCACGCCTTCTGACTCGGAAGACGATCTTCCAAACTTCTTTAAGAAGTTAGCTGAAGAATAAACGTCGCTAATAAGCACGGAGTGCGTTCATGGTGATGTTTTGGGGGCCAGTTTCCTGGCCCCCATTCTTTTTAGAACAGAGCTGAAACAGCTCTACTTACTCTACCACCAAATGTGCCAAAGGCACTTAGTGGTGTATTAACTGTCTGGCTCTGTGGAGCATTAACAACAGATTGCTGTGGTGCATTGACAACATTAGTTGAACCACCACCAGCACCACCCTTAGCAGCTTCTACCTTTTGTGAGTCTGTTGTTAGTTGTTCGCCTACCTTAGCTGGTCTACCTTCAATAATTGCTCGTTGCTGTTCTTCCGTTAATGGGCGACCCTTTGAATCCACAGGATTTCGCAGCTGAGCTGCTAAGCGGCGATCACCTGCCGCTTTGTTTTCTATAATTTTTGCGGATGATTCGTTACCAGACTTACGCATATTAGCCGCTAGTTGTTCTTGCTTGGCTGCACGTTCTTCTAGAGCGCGAGCATCCTTCTCTACTTCAGGATTTACTTGTCTACCAGGGGCTGCTTGAGGCTGACCTGCAGCAGGCTTACCTGGTGCTGCTCCTGGCTGAGCACCTCCTGGTGTGTCACCAGCA